GCAATCCGATTACGGTGTACTCATCGACAATTTACATCCCTGAAGGAAAATACAAGGGACAGTTTGCTACTGTGCCGGGATGGGTAGACAACAAGATCGTAACAGATGAAGATGAACTCTATAAGGTTTGGAAAGCCGACATTGAGAAAGGCGATTGGCCTATTTATCAAAGTGGCGAGGCGGGTGGTAAACGCGCCGAAGAAATACACTCGGTTATGGATGATGAGGAACAACAAGCGAGGGCAGTAATGAAGCCCCGCCAAGTTGATCGTCCAATGTTAATGAAAGAAAAATTAAAGTGATAAACAAATCCAAAAAAGAAGTGTGGGATAAAGAGCGTCCTAAAGATTTGGGTGAGCCGAAGAAGATGAGCGAATCGCAAAAGCGTAGTGCTATGCGTCGCGCACAACAAGCCGGTCGTCCTTATCCTAACTTAATCGACAACATGGCCGCAGCACGGGGCGGCAAGTGAGCAAGTACAAAGACCCTGAAGGCGGGTTGACCGAAGCTGGTCGGCGCAAGTTCGAGGCATCCGGTGAGAGTAAGAATCTAAAGCCGGGAGTCAAAGAATCGTCGCCAACAGGTGAGAAGGCCAGACGCAAGGGTTCTTTTTTAACGCGCTTTTATACCAACTTGAGTGGGCCATTGGTTGATGAGGATGGCGATCCAACAAGATTGGCGTTAGCAGCGAACGCATGGGGTGAGCCTGTGCCAAGAACACGCAGTTCTGCCGCACGGTTGGCAGCTAAAGGTCGAAACCTATTAGAGAAATACAAGCTGGAGAGCGATAATGGCTGAAATGTCCTACACGAAGGGTACGCGCCGCAAAGCATACCAAGGCAACAAAATGCCAACGGATGAGATTTTGCGTCGTGCCGAGAAAGCGCAGCGCGATAAAGACTTGTTCGAGTCTTTGTACCGCGATGCCTATGAGTTTGCCCTGCCGCAACGACAGTTGTATGGCTACTATGACGGCAACTCCAAAGGCGCAAAGAAGATGGCGCGTGTGTTTGATTCAACAGCCATTAACTCTACCCAGCGTTTTGCGAACCGCTTGCAATCAGGCATCTTCCCACCACAGCGTAAGTGGTGCCGACTAGAGCCGGGGTCAGATGTTGACCCACGCCAGAAAGACCAAGCACAGGCCATCATGGATGTGTACATGGAGAAGATGTTTACCGTCATTAAGCAGTCGAACTTCGACATTGCTATCGGTGAATTCCTGCTAGACATGGCAGTTGGCACGGCTTGCATGATGATTCAGCCGGGGGATGATGTGTCCCCGATCAACTTCACGCCAATCCCGATGTTCCTTGTGTCCTACGAGGAAGGTGCGAACGGTACGGTAGACAAGATATACCGTCGGATGCGGATGAAGGGCGAGGCTATTGAGCAGCAATGGAAGGATGCCGTATTTTCCGAACACTTGCAGCAGATGATCGATGCCAAGAAGACCGACGAGTTTGACTTGTTGGAGGCGACCGTCTACGACGCAGAGCGTGGCGACTGGTGTTATCACGTTATTGAATCAGGCAGCAAAGAGGAGATCGTCTATCGTCGCATGATGTCCTCTCCGTGGGTGATCAGCCGCTACTCGAAAGTCGCTGGTGAAATCTATGGTCGTGGTCCGCTGTTAACAGCATTGCCTGACATCAAGACGCTGAACAAGACGCTTGAGTTGCTATTGAAGAATGCCTCATTGGCAGTCGCTGGTGTCTACACGGCAGCAGACGACGGTGTGCTGAACCCACAGACGGTTAAGATCGTTCCGGGCGCTATCATTCCGGTGGCAAGAAACGGTGGCCCACAAGGTGCATCGTTGACTCCGTTGCCTCGTGCCGGTGACTTTAATGTCAGCCAGATTGTCATTAATGACCTGCGTCAAAACATCAAGCGTACTCTGCTGGATGAATCGTTGCCACCAGACAATATGTCTGCCCGTAGCGCGACAGAAGTCGTTGAGCGTATGAAGGAACTGGCGCAGAACTTGGGTTCAGCGTTTGGTCGTCTGATCAACGAAACCATGATCCCAATGGTGGCGCGTATCCTGCAAGTGATGGATGAGCGCGGCCTGATCAATATGCCGCTGAAGGTCAATGGCCTAGAGATTCGTGTTAGCCCTGTTGCCCCGTTGGCAATGGCGCAGAACATGGAAGAGATCAACAACATTATGCAGTTCATGCAGATTACCGCAACGATGGGTAACGAAGGTCAGCTTGCGGTTAAGACAGGTGAGTTGATTGACTACATCGGTGACAAGCTGGGCATACCAAGTTCGGTTCGCAACACCGGAGCAGAGCGTGGCTTCCTAATGCAGCAGCAGCAAGAGATGATGCAGCAGCAGCAATTGATGCTGGCAATGGCCGGTCAGCAGCAAGCCTTAATGGAAGGTCAACCAGAAGGAGGTCCGGGTGGAATGTGAACTGCATCACCATTTTGCAGAAGGGTTGTACGCCAAAGAGTATATGTTGCCCAAAGGGTATGCCATCCCACAACACGCGCATACCTATTCCCACTTGTCGATTCTGGCAAAGGGCGAAGTCGTTTTAGATGTAGACGGAGTGCAAAAGTTTTACAAGGCTCCGGCTTGCATCGAAATAGCCGCAAACAAAATCCACGTAATCGTGACTCAGACAGATACGATCTGGTACTGCATTCACGCAACAGAACAGGCAGAAGAGGCAGCTTCGGCTCCGATTGTGCCAAGCAAGGAGGCTTATGGCTGGGTGGGATGATCTAGATGCAATGCAGGAGTCGATGGCTCCTAGAGAATCAAGTGATGCAGATAAATTGTGCCTGCGTGTGTTTGGCACAGAAGAAGGGCAGAAGTTGCTCAAATGGCTACGGGATACCACCATTGAGCAGCCATGCTGGGGACCGGGAAGCGATGCTTCTTACGGTTATTTTTTAGAGGGACGATGCTCTTTAGTTAAGGAGATTGAGTCCCGCATCCATAGAGCGAGGAACCTTTGAGCGATAACGAAACGGCAGTCGAGCCTAGTAATTCAGAAGCGTCTGAACCTACTGGCCTACTTGACAACGTAGAGGCTAGTGAAGACAAAGCTCCTGTAGACAGCAATCAAAGTGCGGTAGATCACCGTGCCGCAGAATCCATCCCCGATGACGAGGCGGTTGACCGTCCCGACTGGTGGCCTGAGAATTTCTGGAACAAAGACAACAACGAACCTGATCTGGAGGGCATGGCGAAGTCTTGGAAAGACCTTCGTAAGATGGTTTCCAAGGGAGCGCACAAGGCTCCACCAGAGGGCAAGTACGACGTTTCTGCCTTTGGTGAGAACGCAGAGAATATGCAGTTTGTGCCAATGTTCAAGGACTGGGCTGCTGAAAATGGCATCTCCCAAGCCGCATTTGATGATATTGCACAAAAGCTAACAGGTCTGGCTAATGAGGCAGTTGGCGTTTCTGACGTTGACATTCAGGCCGAACGTAAGGCATTGGGTCCAAATGCCGATGCTGTGATCAATGGCATGGTCAATTGGGCAAGGGGTCTGGTAAGTAAGGGTGTCTGGTCATCCGAGGATTTCGAGGAATTCAAACTGATGGGTGGGACTGCCCGTGGTCTGAAAGCACTCTCGAAAGTCCGTGAGGCCTACGAAGGCCGCATCCCGACACAAGTTCAGCCAACAGAAGGCCAGCTAACAGACCTAGAACTGCAAGCAATGGTCGGCGATCCGAAGTATGATACCGATCCATCCTATCGTGCCAAGGTAGAACGCTTGTTTCACCAGCGGTACGGATAAGAGTCTTTCTCCCCTGTGGCTTTGTCCCCGGTTCGTCCGGGGATTTTTTTGCAAAAAAACTATCGTTACCCCTTGCACAATAGACAAACCTGATTACAATATGTAACCGAGGCATATCAGATCACCGACCCTCACATGGTTGTACCCAACTGGCTGGCATCCTACTGCAAGCAGACGGCCCGGACCCCCGGCTCACCGACAGCGAGAAACCTCTTTATAACTTTGTCAAAAGGTAAACAAAATGGCTATTAATCTGTCTACAGCCTTTGTAACCCTGTTTGATGCGGAAGTTAAGCAAGCCTATCAGGCTTCGGCGGTTCTCCGTCCGGCTGTCCGTATCCGTTCAGGTGTTGAAGGTTCAACTT